ATTTAAGATTGATTTCATTTACGACCTTTCTGAAAACTATTATATCAGACGGGAGAATGAGACAAGAGTGGGAACCCTAGTAATAAGGGGATAAACGCGAGATAGCGCGCAATAACGCAATCGCGCCCCCTTGTGCTTGCAACTTCCAGATAATAGGTGTATAATGCAAGGGAGGACGGCGTGGCTTGGGTAGCCCTTCTTCTGTTTGGGTAGCCCTTCTTCTGTTCTAGAGTTCTTCTGTTCTAGAGTTATCTTATCTACGGTGTTCTGTCGTCTAGGGTGTTATTCTATGGTCTTCTTAAGATAAGAATATAAAACCATAATACTTCAAAATTACAGTCAGTAGATAACAGCAACAACATACGGGGGGGAGGTAGTCAAGTGGTAAATCTGTTATATTTATTGATTATACTTAGCCACACAGATTAGATTTGTAACTGTATCTCTCCCGCCAGCCAGTTAATAAAAAACTGGCTGAGCGGGGAGAGGGATTAACCACTGAACTGCGAGTTGCCTATCTTATAGGTGGTAACTCTCTCTAATGGAGTACTCTGTGTCAATGAAAAACAAATCGAAAACTGAAATTAAGATCGAAGGTGGGCAAACTGTTGATAACATACAGCACTCTCCCTGGGATAATGAATGGACTTCTCTCGTTAAGACTCTTGTCGATAAAGAGAAGGATAAGACGAATGGTAAGATACTCAGAATAAGGGAATTAACGCTTAATGGTAGGACCTACTCCTTCTCCGAGAAACAATCTGAATTTATCTCCAATTTTGATTCTCAGAATAGTAAATTTATCTTAGCTTCAGGCGGTCGCGGTAGCGGTAAATCACTGGCGCTCTGCGTTAAAATCTACCTTACTTGCAAAGGGTTTCCCGGTATTCGGGTCTTACTGGGACGAAAGAATATCTCTGACATTGAGAAGACTACTTTGCTTGACTTATTTAAATTGATGCCTCCGGAGGATTATGAGTATCGCGTCAAAGACGGTCTCCTCAATTTCCGGAATGGTTCGCAGGTGGTGATGATGGGACTCGATGCCATGCAATCGGGTAATATGGGTGAAATTAAGAAGGCGCAACAGAAGACTAAGAGCATGAATATCGGTTCCTACTTTATCGACCAATTAGAGGAGATTGAATATGATGTTTTCCAAGCCATCAATGACACGATGCGCATGACGGTCTCCAAGGAGGAACTCGCGCGCGGAGTAAAAGACTATCCGCGTCAAGGGAATATGACCTGCAATCCAGCTAATTTCTGGGCCTATCACTATTTTAAACTGAATGAGCGGATGGATGAGGATGGTAATTGGGTGGATAAAAAAAGAATTGACACCCTCTTGCTTGAATCTTCGATGTTGGACAACCGCGCCAATTTACCCGAAGATTTCGTTCGTGACCGCTTATCACGCGATGATAACTATATCCGTCGAATGGTCTATGGGGAATGGAACACTGATATCTTGACTCGTGGTTCCGTCTTCGCCAAAGAATATATCCATTATCTCGCTCAGTCGACCAAGAAACCTCTGGCAATTGAGGAGGAGTGTGAAATCTATGAACAACCGCGCGATACCGAGTATCGGATGGGCGTTGACCCCTCTGAAGGGCTGGTCGACCCCTCCTCGGTCTCCGTGGTCGATAGCGCTGGCCGGAAAGTCGCCAAGTTTAACGGAAAATTACCCATCATCGGACTGGCCGATAAAGTTAAGTATCTGTATTATAAATATAAGAAGCCCTTGATTATTCCTGAGAGTAATGCCGCCGGCGCGGCGTTGATTCGCGAAATCCGCGACCTGCGCGTCTGGCGTTCCAAGCGGACGGAGTACAAGACTGATATCGAGACCGAACGCCTCGGCTTTCGCATGACCTACGATTCCAAACAACAGTTAATCACTCATTTCCAGTCTCTCTTGCGAGAGAAGAAGATTAAAATCTACGACCAGAAGACGATTGAAGAACTTAAAGTCTTTGTCTGGTCCAATGAGGCCGCCCAGAGCGGGGCTGGCGCTTCCTCCGGCTTCCATGATGACGATGTTATCTCGACGATGCTCGCTTACTGGGATTTCAACCCTGAAAAACAAGAAGAAGTGGCGATTGCTCGCGCTCGACCCAGTAAAGTCCGTCGCTTCCAATATATCTAGTCGTGCATTAAAAGAAATTATGTGGTATAATAGCCCCATATGAAAAAAATCATCAAAGAAGCTAGCGTTGCTAAAAAAACTAGCATTGCTAAAGAAGCTAAAAAGGCAGAGGAAGTTAAAATTAAAAAAACTGCCGATATCATCGCTGAGGTCGCTCTCCCTGAGTATGACCCCAATCTCCCGATGAATAAACAGCGTCATCTAAGGTAATAAAAACCAGCATGGATAACGACCAGACAATCCTGCGTCAAATCAACAAGGAGGTCTACGACTTCAAGAATAAGCAAATCAGCATTGTGCCCGGCTTATTCTTTAACCAGCGCGACATGCTGGAACGAATCTATTTCTTCTATAATTCCAAGTTCACCACTGGAGACGTGGATGATGATGGCGACCGCAAATATTTCCTCAATATCAATAAAAATCCTTGCAAGATTTTTACCAAGGCGGTTGATTTCGATACCAAGAATATCCGAATGTTGACGGCTGGCGGCGGCGACCCGACCAAGACTTGGTTCATGGAAAGAGACCTCAAGTATTGGATGCGCAAACAGCAGTTCGGCAAGGTGCTCAATCGTATTTTCATGGAACTCCCCATCTTTGGCAGTGTTGTCTTGAAGGTGGTTAAAGGCGTTCCTTATTTCGTTGACCTCCGTAATTTCATTGTTTCCCAGAGCGCGGAGAATTTAGATAAATCAAATTATATTATCGAGATTCATCATCTGACCCCTCAAGAATTCCGCGCGACTGCCAAAATAATGAATTGGAAGGAGGAGAAAGTTGATGAAGTGATTGAGAAGTATCACCAAATGAAAGGAATGTCTCATATCCGTCTCTACGAGCGCTATGGCGAGGTGGAATCAATTAGTCCCGAAGGCAAGAAGAGGTACCCCTATCAGCGTGTCTTCATCGCCGATGTCGGGGTAGATGAATATGACCAATATGGCGAACTAAGAGTCCAGCACCCGGGCGTCCAGATGTCGGCTGAAGATTGGGAGGGTCATCCTTATTGGGAATTCCATGCTGAGAAAATGTCTGGTCGTTGGCTCGGTATCGGCGTGGTGGAAACTCTTGTCGAACCGCAAATCAGACAGAATGAATTGGCGAACCTCCAAGCTAAAGCGAGCACTTGGGCAGCTCTCAGAATCTTCCAATCTCGTGATAGCGGTCTGAATCGCAACTTATTGACCGATACTCGTAATGGAGAAATCCTCAATGTCGATTCCGAGATTACTCAGATTGATATGTCGGACCGCAATCTCGCTTACTTCAATGATGAGTTCCGCAAATGGATGCTGAATCGAGACGAGATGACTTTCTCGACTGACGCGATTCAAGGAGAGCGTTCTCCGGCCGGCACGCCGCTCGGTTCCGTCCAAATCGCTATTGGTCAAACTCTCACTCATTTCGAGCGAATCCAAGAGGATATAGCTATGACCGTCAAGGAACTCCTCTATGAGGTCATTCTCCCTCAATTTGAAAAAGATAATACTGCCGAACATACCCTCCGCCTCGTCGGTCACGATTTGGAGACCTATATCTCGCTGGTTAAAAATGAACTGGTACTGAAAGAGTTAATCCGTCAAATCAGTTCTAATCTTCCTTTCCCCACCAAGCAGGACTTGGAAATCACTACCGCGGCGATTGAAGAAGCGATTAAACAGAATAAGGAGAAAATCATCACCATTCCCAAAGGATTCTATGCTAATACTAAGTATGATGTCGATATTGATATTACGGGAGAGAGTGTGGATACTCGTGTCCGTTACGCCACCAAATTTGCCATCTTACAAGCGATTACTGCCGACCCGACCATGACCACTGACCCGATGAAGCGGAAGTTCCTCTACTCGATGGCGGAAGATGGTGGAGTCAATCTGAATGATTTGATGGAAGTTCAAACCTCCAGTCCTGAAGGGCAGATGAATTCGCAAGCACCTCAAACTGGTGCAGGCGGTGGAGTCTCCGCGCCTCAAATGAATGCCCAAATGGCGGGAGTATCCAATAGTACGGTATGATATCTGAAGACTCCAAAAAAAGACTGGAAGAGATGAAGAATACCGCCTATGGAGTGGCCT